CTCCTCTACAGGAATATTCGTTGGACGAAACCATTGAAGCATCTCATGAATGGATGTCTTATCCAGTTGAGCATACACCCAGTAACCAACATCCACAAACTTACGTTTCAAATATGTTACATCCTCAATATTCTCATATTCTTCTTTAATTCTCCCTTTGGAGCTAGACGTGTAAATAATACCATGTAATTTCATCACTCGTTCATAAGACAAAGAATTAAACCATGAAACCTCCTCATGTACACCAGAAATATTGTCATCACCATAACATGCAAATTGAACAAAATACTGGAAAGAATACGGATCAATATCACTACCATCACGATCATTAATTTCACGAACCAGAAACATGTATGCATATCGAAATAACACACAATTAACACAACAATTAATCACAGTTGTCAGCGGTGTACCGGAAGGATTGCCCCGGAAACATCTGTACAATGTGCAACCACTCAGGTGAATAGCATTAAACGTTGCCATAAATATTGCCCTCCGAATCATGTAGTACTCATCGTCATAATATTCTTGAATGACGTCAAGAATCGCCATTATCACGTCGAAAGGTAGTCGTTTATCATAGTTAGAGTAATCACCTGCGATGATACGATTCTTTCCATACTTGGTTAATCTTCTATGCAATGTTTGCCAAGCGTTGGAGTGAGGATTGATACCAACCGATACTTCTCCAGTGTGATTGTACATACAGTGGGCAATGAAATTGAGAAAGTACTTCCGCGTCAAGAAATTCAAATCCAAAGGGCCACAATTAAACACCCGGACTTTACCACTATCAACTTTTTCCTGTAGATGTCGTTCATCTTTGAGACAATCAGTCCATATGAAGGGTGGTACGATCCCATCTATCATGGCTTGTTCCTTCTCCTCTATAGCATTACGCACCGATGGTTTCAAAACAAATACATCCTCCCTTATTTCGTTAACAAATCCATATTTGTGACCTCTCTTGTCTGAGAAATACAACGGGTGTTTGATGAAAGGATGGCCAGGAGACGTTTTCAAATTCATCCGACTCAAATACTCATCTCCATCCACACCATTCAAATTTTCCTCCTCTGACAATATTTTGTCTTTAATCTGCTTGTATGGAGAATCCAATGTTAAGATGTAATCCGCGAAACTGGTAGTTGCTTGCTTCAAAATGTAAGGGTCGAATTGAACCGCCGGTTCAAATTGTTTTTGCAAAGCGATCCGCTCAGGGTTCACAGTAGCTCCAGTGTCATCCTTGAATGGTCTCAAATGGGCAGGGCATGTGACTGGTTTCCATCGTAATTGCCCG